GATTAAGTTTTTTGATTCTGGCACTTGTGTTTGCAACTTCGGTGGTGGCATCAGCGAAGGCAAAGACAAAGATGGTAATTACATCAACAATGCCATTGATGTAGAAGTCTGGGGCAAGGGCGGTGAGATGATTGCCGACAACTGCAAAAAAGGTGACAGCATCATGGTTACTGGTGCCATCCGCCGCCAAGACTGGACCGATAAGGATACCGGCAGCAAACGCAGCAAGCATGTATTAAACGTGCAGCGGTTTGAGTATCTGCCGCGTGTTAAGGCTGAAGAGGCTGCGTTCTGATGAACGAACCCGCCATCAAAGCAGCTTTTGATGCGTGGTGGCGTGACAGTTATGGGGTGCCTCCGGGCACCCATGCTGTTATGACACATGTTGCATTTGCTGCATATTTGTTGAACCTTTTGGAGTTCTTGCAGCAAGATGCCCGCCGTTCAAACACCATGCCCGAAATGCAATAGCCACTGTACTTATGTGGTTATGACAAAACAAAACGATGGCATAATTTACCGCCGTCGTTATTGCAAAGCCTGCGACCATCGTTGGTACACGCTACAGCCTCAAGAGCAATTTTTACCCAATCATCTTGTTATCTGGACCCATGATTCTGTGCGACACCGAGATTTTTAACCTCATTGAGCAAGGAATGGTCAAAAACCACCTGCCGGAGCTGATCAATCCTGCCAGTTTGGATCTACGGCTCGGCAATCTCATCATGCTTGAATCGGTTGAATCACACCAGATGATTCCGCTATCAATTAAGGATTACACGCCTGACCATCCATATGAGCTGGCGTCAGGGCAATTTATCCTTGCGCAGACGATGGAGACGTTCTCAATGCCCGAGGATGTCGCTGGGTTGTTCTTCCTGAAGTCAAGCCGCGCACGTGAGGGTTACGAAAACCTGCACGCCGGTTACGCAGACCCAGGTTGGCATGGCAGCGCACTGACGCTTGAGTTGAAAAATGCACGCCAACTGCAGAAAATTCCTGTTTATCCAGGCTTAAAGATTGGTCAGATGGTATTTTTCCGCATGAGCCAACGTCCGGCGTTGAGCTATGCCGTAACAGGCCACTACAACAACGACCAGCTAGTCGCGGCTAGCAAGCAATTCCTCAGCCGCAGCAAGGTGCCACGGCTCGATGCTGCATGAGCGCATTGCCTCACGCACTAGCCATTGGATTTGAGAGCGCTGGTTTGCCTCTTGGTTAGCCAGCAGCAGTGCATATTCCAGCAGGCCATTCCAGTCCTTGCGTTCATGTAGTGCACGCAACGCACGGGCGTTGGCAGCACCGTGGAACTGTGCTTCTATTGTATGTACCAACGGATTTGTCATGTCTGATCCACTCAAGGATTACCTCAACAGTATTGCAAAATTTCCATTGTTAACACCGCAACAAGAGATACAACTTGGGCGACGTGTTGCGCGATTGCTTGAATTGCGCAAATTAGATAGGCCATTAACAAAACATGAGCAGCGTGAACTAAAGAGTGGAGAGCGCGCACGCCAGCGATTTATTCAGTCTAATTTGCAGCTTGTGGTCCATGTGGCACGGCGATACGTTAAAAGAAATATGCAAACATTAGAAATGATAGATTTAATACAAGAAGGAAACATTGGCTTATCTCGCGCTGTTGAATTATTTGATTACTCAAGAGGCTACAAGTTTTCCACCTACGCCTACTGGTGGATTCGTCAAGCGATCAGCAGAGCATTGATTGCCTCTGATCCAATCATTAGATTGCCACTAAACATCCATGAATTGCTGCTAAAAATCAATCGAGCAACTGAAGCATTTGCCAAGACACATGGCAAAGTAGCATCTTTGGCTGATTTAGCCAATGAACTCAACCTAGAAGAAAAGACGATTGCCGATGCAATCAAACAAAGCTATCGTGTAATAAGCTTGGATCAAAATGCAAAGGATGATGGCGAAGGCTCAACAATCCTTGAATTGGTTAGTGATGTAATTGATACCAGCGTTGAAGATAACGACCAAATAGCATTGCTGTATGATTACTGCGAAATGTATCTAGATAAGAAAACAAGAGATATTATTTATGCACGTAATGCTGGTGATCGTATTCCGTGGTCCCAGCTAGAAAATGAACATAAATTAAAGCGAGCAACCATGTCCGATATTCAACGTCGAGGCATCAATCGACTCCGTATGCTGATGAGCAACCCACTGGCGGGCACCCCACTTGGAGCCGACAATTACAAACAATAATGGCGTTTGGCGTGTTTGTTTGAATGGTATATGCAAAGATCATGCACAAGACTGGCAAGCCTATGTTTTTTATCAACAACTACTTAGCCAATCAACCAGTCCTGAATTTTTAGAACGCGCTCAACAGTCCACGAATCTTGACGGGTAAACCAATCAAGCCAATATTCGCTTCCTTTTTTGCGGTTGCAACTTTTGCAAGCAGGAACAAGATTAGCTGCCACCGTAGCACCGCCTTTGTGTCTGGGCTTGACATGATCTAAAGTGTCAGCCGGCACGCCGCAATATGCGCAGCGGTTATCCCATGCTTCAAAAATTTGCCTTCTAAATTGTTGTTTTGCATTGCGTTTTGGTACTAGGTTGGAGCCATCAATCAGATGATCCACGAAGCTCGGGGATAGGTAAAACCTGAACGGACAAGCCCAGGATGTGATCGTTAGATGGTGCCAGCTCTGTTAACCGCGCCATGAAGTCATCTGATACCTCTTCTGGATCTGTATTGTCGCTTTCAACAACAATCGTGTACTCAATTTCTAAAACATATTGCTTCATACTGTTGGCCTGCAGGTAATATCAACCCCGCCGCGTTCTCTTGGTCTTAGCGTTAACCATATTCCGCCAAGTGATTTAGGCATGACGATGCGTTCAATCGCCCAACCGCCAGTACCGCCAAATTCTTGTTTATACGTTCCGGTTTGCAAATGCCAGCGCTGCTCAACCCATGCTTTGCCATTTTCACAAATTCGATAACACGGATGTGCCACCATGCTGCGTTCATGATTATGGCCGTTTATCATGATATCAGCATCGGGCGCAATCGAAGCGTAACGCCCACCACCCATAGTACCTTTGGTGATAATGCCGCCCCATGCGCCGTGGTGAAAGAATAACGTGCAGCGCCGCGTCCGACCAGCCGACTGCCGAAACGCAAACCGCACAAATCCTTGGTATCCCATGTGTTCAGTAATGGCGCCATCGTTGCGCATCAGCCGGACCACATTTTCTAGCGGGTCAATTTCTTGATTATTGAGCACGGCTGTTTCATGGTTGCCATCGCCCATCATCAAGATTATGTCGCCGTATGGCCTCAGCAAGTCTGCCGATTCGCGGAACACAAGGTCAAAGTAATTGCCACCAAGATGCTCTGGTCTGATGTCGCCTTTACTGCCACGTCGATCTTTTTTGCCTTGCATCAAGCAAAGCACATCACCAAACATTAATGCATAACCGCCAATCTCCTTGCACTCATCAAGGTGCCGCAGCAGTAGCTTACGGTCGCACTTTGGATTGTCGAGGTGAATGTCCGACAGCAACAAAAACGTAGATTCTTCTTTGGTGCTGTTGTAAGGTATGCGAATTTCTAGGAGTTCTGGCGACACTCGTGTGGATGTGATCGCCATGCCGTTTGTAGCGGCTTACACGGACAGTCTAGTAAGGCCAAGTAAGACGCGGTCTACCTTCGCGTATCCCAAGATGCACAAAGCCCTTGGGTGCTCCAAGTCCAGTGCTATACGGCCAATGCTTTACGCACCAGTCTTGGACGGCATAGATGTCTGCATCAACAACGTAGAAATCCACTGCACCAACGCCAGGCTTGTCATAAAGATGCTCGCTGCTTGAAGCACCACCGACACTGCGATTGATGGCTGGCGGCCTGTAGCCACTGGTGATAACCACAAACTTGTTGCCAAATGCACTGCGCACGCGCTCAAGGAATGCCGCCAGCTCGGCAGCAGTATCTACTTGGTACTGATGGTCAAATCTACGTGCCTCTTGGTCCAGTGCAAACTCACCAATGCGAATGTGAGGCGTGATATGTGCTGAAAATGGACTGCTAGGACTCAGCTTAGCTGGTTGCTGCTCAATGCCCCATAGCCTGCCTTCTGCTTGTCTGCGGCGCAGCAAACCAGCCTCTACAGCCGTGCCGGGGTTGCGATATAGCAGCATGGCCTCCGGTACGCGCTGCCAGTCTTTATCTTTGAGTCGCTTGCTAATGGTCTCAAATCCAGCAGTGCCATAAAAGCCTGCGCCAAGGTTGTAGGCGAAGCTAATTAAGGAGCACTGCTTATCAGCAGGCATAGCATTCCAAAATGGCACCGTACTGCGGAGCTTGCTGGCGATCTGTTCAATTTCTAAATCCAGTAGCCGGTTAGCTTCAATGATGGTGATCTTGTCGCCGCGTTGCACCTTACGCCCATCGCTATAGCGTGTGGTGCCATAGCCGATCGTCCATGGATCGCCACCGCTGAGCGGATCAGGATAAGCGGAGAGATGGCAGCCTTCAAACTCGCGGATCAATTTTGATGCCGCGTCATAGCTATGCAGTTTGCCGCTTTGCTGCCATGTCTTGTACCACGGCTGGTCTCTAGTCAATAATTGCGGTGCAGCCTTTAATAGCTCAGCTTCTAATTCAACAATGGCTGCCATTTGATGTGGCGTGCCATGCTTGTAGTAGCGGAATAGGTCGGTCAGTCTGACCATGGTGATTTGATGCTCATGGGACCACCCAGCAACCGACTGTCGCCGGTTTGCAACTCGTCGTTGATTGGTTCGTGTGTAATGATCGGCTGCGGCTCCGGCGGTTGTGCCGCATGCCAGTCCGCTTCAGCTTTGTCTAACTTGGCTGGCAGCGTCTTTTCAAACCACCACTGCTTGATAGCACGCTCTAAACGGCGCTCCCAAGCTGGCTTGCCAAAGCGGATCAGCCCTTTTTTGCCTTAACCAGATTAAGGATTTGAAAGACAAGCTGCACGATGCTGTTGCTTTTGAGTGGCGACAGCGCAATCAACTCGCTGGCAGCAGCAACAATAATCCAAAAAGCAGGATGAGACAGGAAATCCATAGCCGTCAATGGGGGCGTGCTTCTAGCGTAGCCACGCGCTGCTCAACGCCATTAAGACGACTAAAAGTTTCTTTGCGATCTTCCTTAATGTCTGTATGGAGCACCTCTAATTGTGTGGCGATGTGCTCCACTGCAGCGGTGAGTCTGATTACCGCATCACGCGCTTCATCATTGCGACGGGTAAAGCCCATCGCACCCATCGCCGCCACGCTGATGGATGCTCCAGCAACAGCAGCGATGACCTCGATCATGCCCTCATCTTAACGCCCTTGGCCGCGAGTCTTTTTCCTGCCGTGATTAGGCAGGCTGTGTTGACCTTGGCCTTGTCGAGTCCGCTTAGGTTTACCAGGCTGGTGCTCAACGCGGGC